CCCTTATTCGGGGGACGGCTTTTCTTTTTGCATTTCTTCTACAAGCATATTCGCCATATCGGCCAACATTTGCCATTGGTCAACGGATAATCTTGACATAACCGAAATTAGACGGTGCTTAAAGTCTGGCTCACCATTGAGCAGGTCGCCGAAAAATGCGGAAAGCTCCTCGTTCCGACTCCTCTGCAAAAACATTGGTTCCGCCCCGTTCTTTAACCAGTCCTCATTTACGTTGAACTCTCGGCAAATAAGATCCACAAACAGTGGCTTTGGCTCCACCTTGTTAAGTTCTATATTCGTAATTGCTCCCCGCGTAACTCCGAGCCTTTTACCAAATTCTTCTTGCGAAATCCCCAGTGCCAAACGCACAGCTTTAATTCGTTCATTCACATGATCACCCCCTTGCTACATTAGATATTATACTATTCATTTTCTGTATTGTCAATACAAACAAAGTAATATAATTTCAAAAAATGTATTGACAATACGAAAAAATAGGTGTAGAATGTATCCAGAAAACGAATGAGAGGGGTGACAATATGAGCGAAAAAGAGCGCAATATTGCCGAAAGCCTGACGCGTGCTTGTGAACTTCTTCCCGACGGAAAGAAAGAGTATTTGATCGGGTATGCAGAAGGCGTAGCAGCTATGGCGGAGAAGGCCAAGGAGCACACCAATGGAGAAAAAGAAGCGCGCCGCGGCGGCGCTTCCCCTGCCGTACGACCTCCGTGAGCTGCGCGAAATAGGGTTTTTCGAACTCCGGGGCGAGGAGTTCCTTCCAGTCGGGGGCTATCTTTACATCCATGTTACGAGCGGTTAAAGTCGTGTAAATGTAGTAAAAAGTTCCCGGAATGCCGTGTTTTTGCGGCGGATTTCGGCGGGCAGGGCAAAAAACGGGCGGCATCCGCTGAACTTGGGGTGGACGCCGCCCGTCGCTGATGGTAAGAAGGGGGCTATTTTGAGGTTGCGCCGTAGCCCACGACGAGGATTCCGTCGAGACTGCCTTGGGGTTTTTCAGGCCGTTCGGAGAGCTTGTCCCCGCTGCCTTGGAGGTAAAAATCGACGGGCAGCGTATATTTCACGCGCACCTTCTCTCCGCGCTGTTCGCCGGGCGTCCATGCTCCGGCGGGCGAGGAGGCGATCACGCGGAGAGCCTCGTCGGCAAGCAGTTTGTCGGGCGATTGCAATACCAGGATATTGCTTACCGAACCGTCCTTTTCGACGATGAACGAGACGATGACACGTCCCTGGATATTGTTTTTCATCGCTTCGGCCGGGTATTGGATGTGCATCTGTATCCAGTTGCGGAAGTCTTTGATCTCGCCGCTCCGGAACGAAGGCATCTTCTCGGTGACCAGGAATGGTTCGTTACCGTCGGGAGCGCCCTGCACGGTTGCGCTTTCGGTCTGGGGCAGGCGGAAATCGACGGGCAGCGTATATTTCACGCGTACCTTCTCTCCGCGCTGTTCGCCGGGCGTCCATGCTTCGGCAGGCGAGGAGGCGATCACGCGGCGGGCCTCGTCGGCAAGCAGTTTGTCGGGCGATTGCAATACCAGAATGTTGCTTGCCGAACCGTCCTTTTCGATGGTGAACGTCACGACCACGCGACCCTGGATGTTCCGTTCCACGGCTTCGGCGGGGTATTGGAGGTGCTCCTGCACCCACGCGCGGAAGTCGTTGAGGTCGCCGCCGCGGAACGAAGGCATCTTTTCGACGATCAGAAACGGCATGTCTTCCGTGGACGCGGAGGCGATTTCGACCGATCCGGTTTTCTCGTCGAAAACGGCTTCGTCAGCCGCCGGTTTGGCTGCGCCTTTGGTGGTTACCACGATCACGCCGTTTTTACCCCGCGAACCGTACACTGCGGTGGAGGACTGATTTTTGAGGACGCTGATCCGTTCGATCGTATTGGGGTCGATCTCGTCGATGCTCGTCCGCTCGACGCCGTCGACGATATAGAGCGGTTTGGCTTTCCGCTCCTTTTCGGCTCCTGCGGCGCTTTGAGGCGCGGGCGTTTTTTGGTCGCCGGGGGTTACGCTGACGGGGTCGAATTTGTTGCTCTCGGTCTCCAAGGTGATTTCAAAACTCTCTGCGCCGGATTTGTCGGAGACGCGGACTTTCCGGGTCTGGCAGCCGACGTAGGAGATGACAAGTTCATTGCCGGGAGCCGCTGAAATCTGCGCCGTGCCCTCCTTGCCGGTCACGGTTCCGACGTTCGATCCGCTGATCAGTACGATTGCGCCCGGAAGCGGCTGACCGTTCTGGAAGACGGTTACGGAGACTTTTTTCTTCGTTGCGTCCTGGGACGCCGTTTCGTCGGCCGGGGCCTTTTCGGTCTCTGCAATCCGGACCTCGGCGGCGCGCGTGGTCAGCGAGAAAGCGCACAGGAGTCCTATCACGGCGGGAAGCGTTCCCGCCAGCCGCAGCAGGGAGTGCCTGCCGGAAGTTTTCGTTGTCATCATTTTAAAGCGTTTTTTTGTTAAGGAATCCCGCAGCCCGTTGGCTATTTCCGGACTATAACCGAATAGCTGCCTGAATATGGTTTTCATGTAATGTTCGATGTCGTACCCTTCGGCCAGCACGTCGCTGTCGGCTTCGAACTCCTCGGCTTCGGTGAGCCGCCGTGCGGCGAGCCATACGAAGGGGTTCCACCACAGAAGGGCCTTCATCAGCTCCATCAGGATGCGTTCGATGGAGTGGCGGTGGGCGATGTGGCTCGACTCGTGGGCCAGAATGGCGGCCAGCTCCCCGGCAGGCGTTTGGTCCCAGACGTAAATGGTGCGCAGGAAGGAGAACGAAGCGATTTCCTGCCGCGTGCGGACGAGCGTATAGTCGCCGGTCCGGGAAATTTCGGCGCCGCGCCGCAGCCTATGGATGCGGACGACCTGCCATGCCATGACGCCGGCGATCAGGACCGCTCCCAGCAGATAAAGCCCCAGACAAAGACTTTCGGGCGTTACGGCGAAACCTCCGCTCTCGTCGGGAAGCACTTCGCCCGTCCAGACGGGGAGGTCGGGCGGGATGGCGGGTGCGGCTGGGGCGAGGCGCCCCCGCCCCGCCGCGCCACCGCGCCCCGCGCACACGGG